CCGAAATGGTCAAACAAAGCTAGAAATGCATTGAAACACGCAATTTTAAAAATTGTACCTACTTACAAAGTTAAACAATCTAGAACAACGACAGAATGTATTGATGGTGTAATAGGAATGGAATTCATGAGACCCCAGATATCAAATTCTGCGAATGGCATTCCATTAAGAGAACTGTTTCCAGCTAAGAAAGACACATACAAAAGAGCAGGAAAGAATTTGTTTTTAAACACTATTGTTGTAGATCTTCATGAAAGAAACATGGCAATGCGGTATAAAGGCGAATGTCCACCAACGGCTTTTCAAGTTGTTTTAAAAGATGAACTAAAATCAGAGGAGAAAATCAACAGTCCACGAGAAGTTGATTGTTCACCAACAGAATACACGCACGCAGTGCGTAAGTACACTCTCGATTTTAGCGCAGCTTTTTATGAGAACAATATGAAAACTTTTTCTGCAGTTGGTATGAATTGTCTCGGATCAGATTGGCAGCGGCTCGTTGCTAAGTTGAGATGGAAAGACAACATCATTGCTGGCGATGTTTCAGCTTTTGGACCTACATTATCACACGTCATTTGTGAGAATGTTTGGATAGCAATTAACCATTGGTACGACAATTTCGCTGAAAACAGAGACCAACAAAGCAATTTCATTCGTAATGTGCTTAGTAAGGAAGCAACAACTTCTGTTAAAGTAGCGTACAACACAGTTTTTAAAACTAATGCATCTAGTCCATCCGGTCTTGGTATCACGACCATTGTTAACACTTGTTCAATGTGGCAGTATTTATATATTGCATGGTGTGCTATAGCCGAACATTGGTATTCTGAGGGAAAGACTGTTGAGGATATACAATTAGTTGAAATTCAAACGGTTGAAACATTTGAACACTATGTGGACACTGTAATATATGGAGATGATCTAATATGTTCAGTGAGCCCAGTGGTTAAACAAATGTTCAACAATTTGACATTAGCTAACTTTTTCAAAACAATTGGTCTAAAATACACAGATGGCACCAAACAGCAGGTTAGTGTTCCTTTTGTCGAATTACATCAAGCAACCTTTTTAGGAAGGGCTTTTTCCAAACTACAAGTGGATGATGATGAATATGACGTGGGAGCATTAGATCAAACTTTGATCCAAAACATCGTGAACTGGACGAAATGCAGAAACCCGAAAAACATCAATCGACACATGCTTAGTGCAACGCAGAGTGCGCTAATTGAAAGTATGTATCACGGACCAGCCATACATAACAAGGTTTTTGGACTTTTGCAGAAGTATTGGTTGGATGAAGGGCGTAATGAAATTTTAGTCGGATACACATTCGATGAACTTTTTGAGCGCTGGCTGAACAACAAAATCCGTGATGACGAAAAATTAACGCTAGACTGCGGCGATAAATGCATGTCAATTTATGATTATGAGCAGAGCACCCGCGAGCGGAGCGTGCCCTCAGATCACGAGTCAGAAGATGAGCAGAACACCCCCGACATGGGGCGCGTGTCCTCATCTATATAAAGTGTCATAGACACCTTCCTGGGTGACTCCCCGCAGACAGGAAGTGCGACGAGGGGCTCAAATAGGAAAAGTACTCCAATAAAGGCGAAATCTGCTTTTTCTATTTGTGTGTAGGATATCCGAAAGGAACCGACTTGAAGTCATTATTCTTATATAATTAATCAAAATTAACCATATATTGTAGCTAGTTTTTGTGTTTTGCAAAA